GGTGGCAGTAGACGGGTGGTGTGGTTATTATCCCATCGCTCACGAAACACCGCCCAACATGGACAAAGCTATTGTTACCAAATGGATTAAAAAACAATGCTCGTACGAAGATAAAAACTACATATTTCACAATGCTTTCTATGACGTTGGTTGGTTAAAAGCGATGGGTGTTGACATCAAAGGAAAAATAATTGATACTCTTATTGCGGCACCTTTAGTAGATGAAAATAGGTTTCGTTTCGATCTAAACTCATTAAGCAAAGACTATCTACAAGAGTCGAAATCGGAAACCCAACTCTACGAAGCTGCCAAGATGTGGGGCCTTGATCCTAAAGGAGAAATGTGGAAGCTTCCTGCCTCACACGTAGGAGAATACGCAGAGCAAGATGCTGCTGTGACGTTAAAGTTATGGCATCATTTACGCGGTGAAATACAAAAACAAAACCTCGTTAACATTTTTGAATTAGAAACAGATTTATTTCCTGTTTTATTTGAAATGAAACAACGCGGGGTGCGTGTTGATTTAGAAAAGGCGGAGGGTATTAAGAATGATTTATTATCGAAAGAGAAAAAACTTCTTACATCTATTAAGAAACTTACTAATCAAGACGTGGAAGTATGGGCTGCTGCCTCTGTGGCAAAAGCTTTTGATGCTCTTAAAATCAAATACGATAGAACACCGACAGGGCAACCGAAGTTTGATAAAAACTTTTTGGCAACGCACGACAGCCCGCTTGCCAAGATGGTTGTTGAAGCTAGGGAGATCAACAAAGCAAGAACAACCTTTATCGAAAGCATTACCAAGCATTCGCACCGAGGGAGGATTCACGCTGAGATCCACCAGATGCGTTCGGATCAAGGAGGAACGGTAACAGGTAGGTTTAGTTACAGTAATCCTAATTTACAGCAAATTCCTGCACGGCACGCGATACTCGGCCCACTGATCAGAAGTATTTTTATTCCTGAAAAAGATTGTGAGTGGGGTATCTTTGATTACTCGCAACAAGAACCACGGCTCGTGGTCCATTACGCAAGCATGAAACATTTTACAGGAGCTAGTAAGTTTGTTGATTCGTATAGAGAAGATGAAACAACGGACTTTCATACCATGGTATCGGAGATGGCTGACATCCCACGTAAACAAGCAAAGACAATTAATTTAGGATTATTCTACGGCATGGGTAAAGGTAAACTGATGTCACAGCTCGGTGTTAATTTAGAGACAGCAAGTGATCTATTAGCGGCATATAATGAGCGCGTTCCTTTTGTTAAACAATTGATGAACGACACCATGAACAAAGCAGGTAAGAAAGGTTATCTCTCCACGTTAGAGGGTAGACGATGCCGTTTTGATTTATGGGAGCCAACGAATGAATGGGGCCAGAAAGCTCTACCATTGACCGAGGCCCAGCAACAATACGGCGAAAGTATGATTAAACGTGCCTGGACATACAAAGCATTAAATAGATTGATACAAGGTTCTGCTGCTGATCAAACAAAGAAAGCGATGTTAGAACTAGCCAAGGAAGGATATTTAGCACATATACAAGTACATGATGAGTTAGACTTTTCTGTTGCAAGCGAACAGGATAAGGATAAAATTAAAGACATTATGGAAAATTGTGTGAAACTCGAAGTACCTAGTAAAGTCGACGTTGAATGCGGTGACAACTGGGGCGACGCAGGTGATTAAGATTTGGTTATTAATTTCTATGATTTCTCTACCTGGTATGCCGTCTGTCAAGCACACGGCTGAGTTATATTTTAATCAAGAAATATGTGAAAATCGCCGTGTTATTATAGAAAATAATATTTATGCGAGAGCAGAGGAGACAGGAATTAACCCTGTATACGTAGAAACATGGTGTCTTGAGTCAAATATGTTTGTTGAAAATAGTTCTTGACTATCCCATTAAATTAGATTAAAGACTCAATTAAATGAGAATGGTGCAACATTCTCTGAGTATGGCTGAACAACAGTCTCCAGGTTGTAAGGCACGGCTCTCACAAGGTATGGTCGAATGACTGAGGGTGTGAGGGTTGGTTCTGAAGTACTTGTTAACATAGGAAATGTTGACTGGACGGGAAAAGGTTGGGGGTAGTCAAAGAATCCCCCTACTCACATTAATGAAGGAGAAAGTATGAAACTTAAACATGATTATGAGATGACGTTCAAAGAGGGATTTCGTCTTGGGGTGCGTTTAACACGAGCAAAGGCTTGTTTGGAGAATGCACGTAATGCAAAAATGTTAAAAGATGAGCCAATGGAAAAACTTCAAATGGAGTTTGCATCATCGTGGACGGACCTTGCTAGAAATGCAGGGCGTAAGTTTACACCGACCGTGGCTCACGAACCAGAGCAATCGGCATTTGATTTTGGCGACATCGAATACCAGGAGCATTTATCTAAGTTGCCATTTAAGGAGACAGGATGAACACGAAGAAGTTCAAAAGCGTGGCAGTAGCCATTGAGACATATAAGTTGTTGAAGAAGATAGCTGCCGCCGACGATCGGTCGGCTGGTATGCAAATAACCTATTTAGTAAAACAAGAAGCAAAGAAAAGAAAGTTAGCTGCATGACCATCATGCCAAAGTTTAAATCGTATCGTAAATTTAAACCTGATTGGAAGTATGAAAAAGAAAAGTGTGGTCAGTGCAGTAAAGAGTACATGAAAGATAATATGTTGTGTACGCAAGAACGTAAAAATCTGTACCTTTGGTACTGTATCAGATGTTACAATTTTTTACCAAAATCATAGGCATTCTGTGTTTATGCGGGACGATACTGGCGGGTGTATATATTTTAGTATATTATTCGCCGTATCAAACTTTTATGCGTGATTGCATAAAAAATGAAATGGGTGATTTCGGTGTAGAGTATTGCACCTGGAAATACGACAAAGTGATGCTTTGTAGAAAGGAGAGTGTATGTTTCACTTATGGCATCTTACCGCCATTATAGGCGTGTTTGTATTAGGATTTTTTGCAGGAAGATGGTCCATGCGGATTTATATGAATGTAAAAATCGAAGAATTAGAGAATAAAGTTGAGGCGGAACGACTAGCGAAAGAGAAAGAAGGTATGGAATGGGCCGCAAGACGCCACTAAAAGAACGATTACTTCGTGAGTATGTGAAAGTGTCAAAAAACGCGCTTCGCGAACCACGGAACTGGAGAGAAATCGCAGCTCGTGTGAGATGGGAGCGACTTAGAAAAATATTGTGGAGGCGATATGATTATATGCAGTCATTGTAAAGGTAATGGGTATATTAAAATTAGATTCGAGGCGGAACAAGCCGTTGACCAGTGTAAGGTTTGTGACTCACAAGGGGAGCTCGATGAAAGTAAACACTACAGCCAAGCGTGGAGTGGTGGGGTTTCGGATGAACTCGACAACTTTTATTGGGGACCGCCCTTGGACCCCAAAGCATTTAAAAACTACAAAATTTATAGCAGCTAACCCTGTTGTAGACGTTAAAAAAGGGGATGAACCACCCTTTTAGTTGCATATTAACACCTTTTCCATTATAATTTGGGACAGAAAATTCACGTTTTCAACTCCCGAAGCCCCTGCACCAGTTACGCTGGGTGGGGGCTAAAATGAAAGGTGTGTATGAGCGACCAGGAGATACTAAAGCAACGAGACTTACTTGACGCGATCCTCGCATCACGGACCAATCAATACGAGAAAATAAAATCCATGGAGGTCATGGATTCAATATACTTCAAAGAAAATTTACCCGAGAATGTGGTTTTATTTCCGTTACAAAGGATAAAGCGGTATGTACACAAAACTACCAGAAAGCCCAGTAAGAAAAGTCTATAAGTGTAGACACTGTGGAGATGTCTCCATTAAATTTTATAATCCAAAACACGATAGAGTATACACTGCTGAAGAGTGGGAAATCATCATGACTGATGGCAGAGAGGCGTTGGATAAGGCACTTAGATTAGTGCGTGAAGATCCAAAAATGTTTTCATAAACAGCGTTTCTAATAGATGTTTTTACTCAAAATATTTTTTTAATTATTTTTTTGTAAAGTACAAGTTACAAGGTAACAAGGTTACAAGTAGCAGAATACTTATCTTTTTTTGTAACTTTATGTAACTTACAAATATTTAGAAGTTACAAAATATCTATATTTTACGAAAAAAACTCGCATTTCATGAGATATTTGTATAAAATATATTTTTTTAACAAAAACATCTATAAGATTGATGCATTATGGAAGACAATAACGAAGTATATATACCTCAAGCTTTATCAGAAGCTTTGTATCACCCTAAAATTACTCAAAAACAAAGAAAATTTGTTCTTTTATTAGTTCATTCTGAGGGTTTGAAGTCTGCATCGCAGTGTGCTGCCGAAGCTGGTTATAGTAAAAAGAGTTGTCGTGAGCTTGCATCCAGGTTGCAGAACCCTGACCATTATCCATTAGTTGCAAAAGCAATTGATTCAGAGGTTAGAGCAAATGTTGATAGGTACAGATGCAGCCAGGAAAGGTCGTTGGCTACATTGGCGAGATTAAGAGATCAAGCGTCATCTGCTGGTAATTACAATGCTGCCGTAGCTGCAGAGACCAGGCGTGGACAGATTGCTGGTTTGTATGTTGATAAGAAAGAGATACTTACAGGTACGATTGATTCCATGTCGAGAGAAGAGGTAGAAAAGAAACTACAGGATCTCAAAGAACAGTACAGTATTGAAACTACGTTTGAGGAAGTTAAAGAATTAGAAAATAAAGCTTGACTATAAAATAGAATGGGACTATATAGTGACTAGGCGATAGTAATTTGAGATACCTAATTGGTCTGAGCCAGTTTAAAAAGCTCGTGTTAATTACAATGTTTAGGGTAGCCACAAAAAAGGAGAAAGTATGTTAGTAATAATTAGACCAGACTTGTATGAATATATTCCATTACCTATGACAGACGATTTGTTCTGGCGTAGAGTAGAGAACTTGAGGCGTGCAGCTCTGACTGCTGAGGACTTTGAGTTTAGATTATTGTATTATAATCAAATGATAGAATTAATGAAGAGGTCACCATGAAGCATAAATTTACTTACCGAGATACTTTTCAAGTACCTAAACAAAACTTGTCTTGGAACTTCTCACCATCTTGGTGGGAAGGTCTTGGTGTTATACTTTTTTACTTTGGTCAAAAGATGTTGTTTTGGGGACTAGCCATTTATATCTTTATTTTAATTTTTAAGTGAAACCTGAAAGTAAGTTTTGGAACTCCATCAAGGCAAACATGCCTGGTGTTTTCTTTACAAGATTGGAAAGTTGGGCATCACCTGGTGTCCCAGACGTTTATGGTTGCAAAGATGGAATAATGTTCTGGTTGGAACTTAAAACATCAACAAAAGTTAATAAAGCGAAGTTAAGTGCCTTTCAAAAATCGTGGCATTTTAGCCATGCAAGACAAGGTGGGAGAAGTTTTATTATGCATCAGATCCTCGAAGAGAGATTGATGTGTATCTTTCCTTCTTCCATTGCCGTCTCCATTGCTACATTGTCCCCCCAACACGCTAGTAAAACATGGACGTTACCAGCGTCCCAGGCAGCCTGGAAGGAGATGCTCGACTACATTCTCCATTGTCCATTGCAGAAACCCGCCCTTCCCGAAGCATAGTAAGAGCTGCCCCAGCTGCGGGTAACCTGCAGACTGACATGCCTCTCCATTTCCATTGGCAGAAAGTCGCCATGTTCCACCGTAATAGTAGATCCTGGTCTGGCTCCCCAGGCGTGGGCACACCAGTCTGCATCTCCATTCTCCATCGGCGACCCACGTAGCTTTGGTAGTATAGTAGTTACAGGACTCAGGAGCTCACCCCGCGTGGGAACTGCGGTTGAAAAAAAAATTAATTTAGCTCTTGACTATCTAATAAAGTGGGACTATATAAGTACCTGAGTTAGGAGCTGAGGAGAACCTGTGAAGCCGATTGGAGAGCCACAGGCTTCCGTAAATTGTCGTTAGCATGGCAGTCAGACGCCCTGATTCACTAACGGGGGTTGGTTATTGCTGTAATAAGCCTAGGGCCCAACCCCCATTACATTAGAAAGGATATAACATGCCAGAATATAGAGTGACACATTCATATAATGTGCAAAGAACATACTTCATTACTTGTTCAGAAGAAGAGTGGGAGGATGATTCAACATTAGATAAATTTTGTAATTCAGAAACATTACATGAATCTTATGACAGTTGGGAACATGAAGATTGCATTGAATCAAAAAGGATAGATGAAAATGACTGAGACAGTGACAGTATTAACAACATGTGCCGACCTGGTCCACGGGCAGTGGAAGCAGAGGCAGGAAGATCTGAAAGATCCCGAGTTTGAAGGACTCGGGTTCGACTATGTAGAGCCGCATACATTCCAGGACCAATTGGAAGGTTATTGGCGCTGGCAGTTTAGCTGGGGCGGGCCCAGCGACGAGCTGCGCGCTTACATTAACAAGGACAACTCCATCCATCGCCTTGAATACTGGTACCTGGACTGGGGTGACGGAGCGCATCTCCTGGTGCAGCCAGACGCTGATGCCTGGACTCAGATGCAGGAGATGATTGGCTGATGCTGCATTACTTAGTCTCCGCATTATTGATTTACATCGTCTTCCTGCTGCTGTTCCCGCAGCAGGTAGCGGCCGTTACACTGCTGATGGTAACCACTGTGGTAGCTCTGGTCGGGAAGCTTGATTGGACTGTTGTTCCTTTCTGACTTCATCCCCATTGCATTGTGGATTCGGGTCGTGGGTATTATAGTAGTAGTTATTCAGGGACGTCACCTTCCGTGAAGCTGTAAATAATCCTTGACTATCAAATGAAATGGGATTACAGTACATTACATTAACAAAGGAGAAAGATATGGGACTAGACCAAACTATGTTAAGTACATCAGGCGAGAAAGATTACTACTGGAGAAAGCACGCAAGGTTGCAAGTATTCATGGCTCGCAAATGGGAAGAGAAGAATGGTAAGCAAGATGATGAATCTGCATTAGGTCATCTCGGATTCAATGCAGATGATAAGCCGTTAGTCTTGGACAAAGAGATGCTGGACGAGTGGGAAAATGAGATAGAAGCACAATACTATCACTCATTCGCATCAGACGGATTCTTCTGGGGACAACAGTTTCAAGAAGAACAAGTCAGGGAGTACAACCAACAGGACAAAGAGGCGTGTGATTGGGCGAGAACACAAATCGACCAAGGACATACCATTACCTATGAGTGCAGTTGGTAGTTTCCATCTCCATCACGGGCTTTTGCCCGTGGTGTGTATATAGTAGTAAGTTCTCTGGGCACGTCACCTGCTGGGAAAAAACGATCGCGAATAAAATAAAAAAAGATTTGACAAATAGAATAGAATGGGATATAAAGGGATAATTAACTAGAAAGACGAAAGGAAAATAAAATGTCAAAAACTGTTAATATATTAGAAGTGCTAGAAAAAGCACACCAAAGCAAAGCTAGTGTTAGCAAAAGAAATAAACAGGCAATCATAGACGCCTATGGTCGTGCCTTAACAATGCAAAAAGTTCTAGCTGACTTTATCAAAGTAAACCGACAACTAATGATAGACTTGGCGTTTGGCGAAAACGCTAACCTATTACATGGTAAGGATTATTCACTTCATGTTCAACAAAAACTGGGTGCTAAAATTGACAGTACCCTTGTCAAAGAAAAACTCGGCGAGTTGGAATACCACAAGTGCAAAGTTCCAACGGAATATAAAACGATACAAGCTATGCCTTTATCGGAAACTACGGTGTCGAGAAACAAAAAAGCAACGATAGACGAGGTTGCAGACTTTAGAATTTCTGCTTAGTTCCAATTATGCCTAAGCGGTCGAGGGGGCTTACGCCCCCTTTTTTTACGTCTGCATTTCCATTACATCGCGGGGGCGGGGGCTTGTAGTATATAGTAATAGTGCATGGCTCCCCGTCAGTCACTTGTCTGGGTGTTATCAAGTAAAAAAAAGTTATCCACAAAAAAGAAATAAAGTTGTTGATTATAAAATAAAATGGGATTAAAGAGGTAGGTAGAAAGGAGAAATCAAAATGCCAGATAATGATAACGACTTATCTCAGAGATTAGCAGTAGTTGAGCAGACGTTCGGTTTAAGAACTCGTGATAATGCTGTTGCTACTCCTAATCCAAATGATGTTAGAGCAACTCATGTTGATAACATTAATTGGAAAGCTTTATATAAAGTTTTGGAAAGTGAAGTCGAAACAATCGTACTTGACCCTAACTGTCCTCAATACGTTAAGGATTGGGGTCAACGTATCATGCAACGATTGGCACAACATTTACCAAGATGAAGGAATTAATTGCTTTAATCTTGTTAATGATGTCAATGCAGTTGTTGATAATGTTCACTCGACTACCATACTAACAGTTTCCCTCGAGGGCTGGCAAAAGGGGCGGTTTATCCGCCCCTTTTTTTATGTCATCACCAGGCTGCACACCAGGCAGCTGCTTCTCCTGGTGATACCTTCACCACAACATCTAGGTACTTACAAACTATCTCAAACTAGATATGGTAATTTCGAACACCCGACCACCCCTTTTCGGGCGTCAATCGTGGGTTTTATCCTAGTGCTTGAGTTTTACACAAACACAAACTATGATATAACTTTTTTATGAAAAAATCTGAAATTCCAACAGAAGTATTAAAATATCAATTAAGGGAAATGCAGCTAAAAGTGTCAGAGGAGTCCCGTTCCTCCTTCCTAACTTTTGTAAAAAAAGTTTGGCCAGACTTTGTTGCAGGTTCACATCACAAAATTATTGCAAAAAAATTTGAAGACATTTCACGTGGAAAAATAAAACGTTTGATTGTTAATATGCCACCTAGACATACGAAGTCAGAGTTTGCATCAAATTTATTTCCTGCATGGATGCTTGGACAAAAGCCTAAATTAAAGATAATACAAACTACACATACTGCAGAATTGTCGTATAATTTTGGTAGGAAAGTGAGGAACCTATTTGACCAACAAGATTTTAAAGATGTTTTCCCGACTGTCAGCTTATCACAAGACTCTAAGGCAGCGGGGCGTTTTACAACTAACGCTGGTGGAGAGTATTTTGCTGCTGGCGTGGGTGGTGCTATTACTGGGCGTGGCGCTGATCTCCTTATTATTGATGATCCTCACTCCGAGCAAGACGCACTCAGCCAAACAGCTATGGACAACGCCTATGAATGGTACACCTCTGGACCTCGACAGCGTCTACAACCTGGTGGTGCTATTGTTATAGTTATGACTCGTTGGTCCACAAAGGATCTTACGGGAAAATTATTATCACAACAAACGAACGAACACGCCGATCAATGGGAGGTGGTCGAGTTTCCAGCTGTCTTGAATGACAAACCGTTATGGCCACAGTTTTGGAAGATAGAAGAATTGCAAGGAGTCAAGGCTTCTTTGTCCGAACAGAAGTGGCAGGCACAATGGCAACAAGCACCAACGTCTGAAGAAGGATCTATTATTAAACGAGAATGGTGGAAGGTGTGGCCCAAAGAAAAAGTTCCTGATTTAACTCATGTTATACAAAGTTATGACACCGCGTTTAGTAAAAAAGAAACTGCTGACTTTAGTGCAATAACAACGTGGGGTGTATTTAAACCCGTGGAACACGGCCCATGGAACATCATCCTTCTCGCTATGCGTAAGGGACGTTGGGACTTTCCTGAGTTAAAAGAGATTGCCATGGATGAGTATAAATACTGGGAACCTGAAACAATCTTGATAGAAGCGAAAGCTTCTGGTATGCCCTTAACACAGGAGCTACGTCAATTAGGAATTCCTGTAGTAACTTATACGCCTAGTAAGGGCAATGATAAGCATGTACGTGTAAACTCCGTAGCTCCACTTTTTGAAGCGGGTCAAGTATGGGCAACCGACGATCGCTGGGCAGAAGAAGTTATTGAAGAGTGCGCCGCTTTCCCGTATGGTGATCATGACGATTTGGTCGATTCAACAACACAAGCGTTGTTGCGTTTCCGTCAGGGGAACTTCATACAATTAGATTCAGACTACAAGGACGAGCCACGGCTCATTGTGGGTATGCAGGAGTATTATTAATGAGTGGAAAACTTATAGAGAAATTAAGAAAAAAAGCTTTGGATTTTGCTTTGGAGGGTAAACCCGATAATGCGCGTGAGGCACTTGAACAGATAAAAATTATAGAAAATCAGATGGCAAAGTCTGAACAAAAAAAGACAGGTATAGAAACAGTAACAACAGCAGACACTTTAGAACAACGACCTGCAGTAGACCTCATGGCACAAAGATTACAGAGAGAACGAGAATTATTAGAAGCACAGGGCAATAAAGCTAAGAAGTCAAAAAACACAGGTGTTAATGATCATTATTATGAAAGATATATTAAAGAAGATTCTCGTTTCGCAGGCGCTAATACAGCGGATGAATACCAAAAGGCTATTAACGCTCAAGCTATGAGAGAGGCTAATATTTTAGGAAGTCACCCTGAGTATAGAAATACACCTTACGACATTCGACTAGAGATTGCAACAAATGTAATTAAAAAACAAGCTGATAAAGATATTCTTAATAAAAAACTTTATATTAATTATGGAGGTAAAGATATTAATGAGGTGGGAGGTTATACAACTAACACTCCAAAAGAATTACAAGATCAAGAAAATTTTAATGTTTATGCTGATGACTTACTTGATAATTTTTATGCAGGTAATGATGTTATTCCCTATAAGGGACAGGATGGTTTAATTTACACAAATGCTGATGAAATAAAAAAAGTTAAACAAGTAGAAGAAATGGAGTTATCGTTAAGAGATAAATTAACACTACAAGATATTTTATCGTCACCAGATTATAACGTCAGCAAAAAGACATCCTACTCTAATGTTGATCCAACCTTAAAAACTGATTTTTCAAAACAAGGTTATACAGGTTATAAAAACAAAGTTTATAATCGTTTGAAGAAAGGTGTTTACATAAAAAGAGATGTTAAAGGCAAACCTATTTTGGATGAAGATGGAAACGTTCAATTTTTAGATTGGGATAAACAAAGTGATTTAATTGAAATTAATGTACAACGAGATAAAGATGCAAAAACTCCTCCTGGAGTAAACAAGTTAATTTATATAGAACCAAAGATACCTAATCTTGAAAAAGGACACGAGTTAATGAAAACAAGAAGATTAGCAATTCTTGATCAAGGTGATCAAGTTAATTTAAAACAAATACAATATCCTACTTTTTTTACAACAGAGCCAAGAAACAAAATTCACATTCGTTTGGAAACAGATCTTGTAAAAGTTCTTGATGGAATTAAAGATTTATCTTCTACTTTATTACGAAGTGCGGATTCAAAACAAATGTTAAAGAAATTAGAGAGAACAAGAGATGCAATTATAAAAGATATGAAAATATTAGGATTAGAATCTAGAATATTTAACGACAAAACAAGTAAATTTAAAGCATATGGTAAAGCTTTTTATGATTCTGGGCAGTTAATTAATTCTCTAAGGGGTGTAAAAAAATTTAGCTATATTGGAAGTAATTTAGATTTAGATCCCTCAAAAATGAATAGAAATATAAAAAATGTAGATGGTGAGTTTATATTGCCTGATGGATTTGAAGATGGGGGTTTCGCTTCCTTTGAAGAAGTGCTAGAATACAATTATGACTGAGGCTAATGTATTTGAAGATGTATCTGCTGAAAAGATAAGAAAACGACGAGAGGAAAGAATACTCGGAATTTTAAGTAAAGTTATTCCTGGTGCTGCTGATTGGATGACGGAAGAACTTATTTTTCCTTTGTATTATCCAACTGCTTTATTAAAATATTCAATGGATCTCGTGGGTGGACCAGAGATTATATCAGCTAGCGAACTAAATAATATGGTTTCTGCTTTAGAAGCAGAAGAATACCCCGAGGGAACAGGACCAGTAACGGCGGGCGCTGCTGATACCGCAAAGGTTGTAGGGGGGATGGGCGCTGGCATTTATATATATGAAGCAGCTCTTGATAAAATAAAAAAACAACAACCAAAAATATATGACAAACTTTTAAGAGCTTTTCCGTACTGGGTCGATCATGTTCACAACAGAGGACCAGGAGTAATAAAAAATTTTAAAGGCAAAACGGGAGGAAACAAAGCATTAAATTTTATAAAAGGCGCTGCTAAACAAGTAAAACACATGGCCGTGCCATCTAGAGATATATTAATAAGAGGACTTTCAAATTCTTCTAATATTGTTAAAACAGGAACTGGTATTGGTTTATTGTCTCAGATTTTGACTGCAAAATCAACTGGAGACGGAACTATAGATGGCCCTTTAAAAAATATGGCTGCTCTTAAATTTTCTCAACATTATAATACAAACGTAAAACCTGAAGATGTTTTAATTAATGATGTAGGTTATATAGTTTTAAATAATGAAAACATATTAGGAGAACTTTATAATAAAAAATTAATTGGTGGTGATGCTACTCCATCCATAGCATACAATGATATATATGATATTGTTTTTGGTCAGCCAGCTTCACAAGAAGAACTTGATGCGCTGACAAAAAAGTTAACTGAAGAATATGAGGCACAAAAAGAACGTGATAAAAATTTACCCTTAAATAGAAAAATAGGAGAAAGTCTTAAATTTTTCTTTGAGGATGTTGGTTCTCGTAAGTTACCACAAGATATAAAAAGCATGGCTGGATTACCAGCTGATGCTTTAAAAAAATTTAGTGAATTACCAATAGTACAATCAAGCATCACATCTTTTAAAGAAGGTGTAAGTACAGGTGAAAATGAATTTGATTATGTTGTTGAGTCACAGCCTGATATAATTGATAATGCAAAAGATCTGGCTGAAAATGAAAGATATATGCAAGACATGATGGACAAAACTTTACAACCAGCTCCTTTTATGAATAACCCTAAACTTGTAAATAATTTAACAGCAGATCAAGAAATTAGCCCTAACATCAGTATTGAACTTAATGATGGGACTGTGTATCCTCAACCAATGTCCGTGGGCGGTGAGCCAGGTCAATTTACCGACTCTATAATTTCAGGAATAGAAGAAGATGTAAATATACAGGATATTCTCAATCAATCAGGTTTTGAATCCATGGCTGACTTTGACATTTTTGAAGAAGCAAATAAAAAAGGATACCAAGAAACAGAAGTCGCAATGGGTGGTAAATTATTTGGCAAAGTTCCTATGTGGGCCGTGGGCGACGTACCGAAACCAAGTATTCTCACACAAGATTTAACAAAAAATCAAAAGAAAATTTTAGAAAATATTGAAAAGAAACTTGGAACAGAAGAAGAAGTTTTAAAACAAATTGAAGATATTGATATTATTTTAGATACACCTACCGAAGGCACTGCTGTCGGGACACCAAAAGAAAAGAAAACAATTATTGATTCACCAGAAGATGCTGAGTCTGTGTTTTACTCGGGCCTTGAAGCGCGGCTCATGGACCCCAACACACCAAAGACATTTAATTCGTCGGAAGATTTTTATAAATTTTTACAGAACAAACAAATTTCAAAAAAAGAAGTTGTCGATAATATCTTAGAAAACTATATTGCTTTACAAAAGAAAAACGGACAACCTCTTAATACCGCTGATATGTTAAGGATTGTGCGTCAAGCACCAATGCGTAAAGTAGAATCAGTGACGTATGGTAATTCTGCTTACGGTGGTACTAAAGATGCAAAATATAATGGTTATCAAGAACCAGGTGCTAAAGCTGGAAGTTATAGAGAATCCGTATTGTATCTTGAACCAAAACATATTCCGCAAGATCCTGATAGTTTACCTGGTAATGTTCATGACTTTACAGAACGATACGTGATCGGTTGGTCGCGGCTCACGGACCGCACTGCAACATTACCTGTTGAGAAAACACCACAAGGAATTGAACTAGCAGTAGATCCTACTATAATTCGCACGCTCAAGAAGAATCAGAAAAAATTACAAAATCAATTACTAGGATTAGAATCGTCTGCGGTAAGAAGATTAGAACGAGAGGGTTTGATAGAATTAGATGATGTTGATAATTTAACACGAGAAGAAATGAGAAACGTGTTGAATGAAGCTGATACCATGGCAAAACTCAACAGTATTGATCCAGCTTTAGAACAACAGATCTTACAGTTTAGAATGAAGATACAAGAAGATGCTGCACGTTTACAAGGAATGGAGGCAACTCTTAAAGGACAAGAAATAACTCTTACTTTTGCGGATGAGATACAGTCTGATATTTTACAACAAGCAAAACAGTTAGAAAATAAATTACGAGAATCGTTGGGTAGTATTTTGGATATGCCTCCAGAGCAACGATTAGGAGAACTTGCTCGTCAACGAGTGGCCTATTCAGGTACTGCAAAAAACGTAGAACCTGAAGTATTAGAATTTTACACAGCAAACGAAACAATATTTAGACCGATGTTTAATACAGCAGAGGAGATGCAAGGTTTTGTTGATGCTTTTAGAAAAAATAAACAAGCGATTGAAGTGGTGTCAAAAGGCGGCCCAGCACCGAGTGATGAAGCTATCAAAGCAATGAATAAAGCAATTGCTTTAGAAAAGAAAATGTTGAAAGAGTTAAATATTGGATTAAGTGAAGGAGCTTTAAAACAATTATTTCCAAACCTACCATTTAAAACAAGAGATGAATGGGGAGAGGCACTTATCAAGAGAGACTTGGCAGAGGCAGCTCAACGTTTATTTGTGGATAAGGTGGACGGAGCAGCGACATGGTATGCGGTAACACCTGCCGATGTTGTGAAAAAAAGATATAGTCAGAGTGGAGGAACATCTACTCCAATCAATCAAAGAACTAAAGATATGAAGGGAATTGGCACCGAAGAGTTCTATGGGGGCCCTGATAGTGTTGATACAAAAGGAAAACACTACACCTCAACAGTAGAAAAAGCGTTAAAACGAGCATCAAAAGAAAACAACTCAGAAATTAAAATTATTGATGTACCTAATGTTGGAAAAGTTTATGCTATAAAAATTACACCTGAGATGCTATTACCACATAAAACTCATAGAAAAAAAGGAGGACTTGTGTATACTCCAGAATTAATTGATATATTTGAGGCAGCATAATGGCAGTAGAAAAACCAATAGGATTTATACCAGAACAAGAAGAAGCTATTGAACAAATGGTGGAGGTTGAAGGTCAGCAATTTGCTGATGGTCTTGCACCTAATGTTGAAATGATGGAAGACGGATCTGCTATTATTGGAGAGCAGATAGAGGAGCTATCAACAAGCTTTGATATGAATTTGGCAGAAGTGCTGGACGAAAAAGTTTTACAGAATATTTCCAGTGAACTACGTCAAGCATTTGAAGATGATAAAGCATCAAGAAAAGATTGGGAAGATACCTACAAAAAAGGATTAGACCTTTTAGGATTTAAATACACCGAAAGATCGCAACCTTTCCAAGGAGCGAGTTCCGTGACACATCCTATGTTGTCCGAAGCTATTACACAATTTCAAGCACAAGCTTATAAAGAAATGTTGCCAAGTGGTGGCCCTGTTAATACACAAATTTTAGGAAATGTAACACGGCAAAAAGAAGAACAAGCACAACGTATTAAAGATTATATGAATTTTCAAATTACGTATGAGATGGAAGAATATGATCCTGACATGGACTCATTACTGTTTTATTTACCGTTATCAGGTTCAGCATTTAAAAAAGTTTACTATGATGACGCTTTAGGAAGAGCGGTATCTAAATTTGTGTCAAGTGATGATTTATATGTTCCTTATCAAACAACAGACTTTCCTTCATGTGAAAGAGTTACACACGTCATTAGAAGAACAAAAAATGATGTACGTAAAATGCAAGTTGCAGGAATGTACCGTGATGTCGATTTATCTGTTCTTGATAATGAGACAGCGCTTCAAGAAGAAGAGGCAAAAATATCTGGTGTTAAAAAAAGTTATCATGATGAAGATTATCAATTATTAGAAATTCATGTCGACTTAAACATTGAAGGTATTGACAGTGATGATGGAATTAAAGTTCCTTATATTGTTACCATCGATGAAGGTTCTTCTAATGTTTTATCTATTTACAGGAACTACGATGAACAGGACGAGAGAAAAAGAAAACGTCAATATTTTGTTCATTATAAATTTTTACCTGGTTTTAGTTTTTATGGTTTTGGTCTTATTCACATGCTTGGTGGTTTATCACGAACTGCTACTGCTGCACTCAGACAATTACTAGATGCAGGTACATTATCTAACCTACCCGCTGGTTTCAAAGCGAGGGGATTAAGAGTTGCTGATGACGACTCCCCTTTACAACCAGGAGAGTTCAGAGATGTTGATGCACCTGGCGGTAGTTTGCGTGAAGGGTTGTTACCTTTACCTTACAAAGAACCAAGTCAAACATTATTTCAGTTATTAGGTTTTTGTGTGGAAGCAGGGTCTCGTTTTGCAGCGATTGCTGATCAAAAATTAGGGGACGCCGCACAAGCAGGAGCTCCTGTTGGCACAACGATGGCACTAATGGAACGTGGTGCGAGAGTCATGAGTGCCATACATAAAAGATTACACTATGCACAAAAGATAGAATTTAAATTATTAGCGAGAATATTTTCTGAATCTTTAGGTCCACAATATCCATATGAATTAGGCGGAGATCAAATACGTGGATTGAAACAAGATGACTTTACAAGTGATATAGATATTATTCCTGTATCTGATCCTAACATATTTTCTATGGCACAACGTGTTACGTTGGCACAAACTCAATTACAATTGGCACAGGCTGATCCTGGTGCGCACAATATGTACGAGGCATATAGAAGAATGTATCAAGCACTGGGTGTAAAAGATATAGATATGTTACTTCCCGTTCCTTCCGAACCTCAACCAATGGACCCTGGAACAGAAAATGCGGCAGCTTTAAGTGGTCAATCGTTGGTAGCGTTTAGAGGGCAGAACCAAATGGCTCACGTTGATGCTCATAGAGCGTTAATGTCATCCTTTTTAGTAAAAACTAATCCTCAAGTGATGGCTATTTTACAATCTCACATTATGGATCACGTCAGTATTCAAGCAAGAGAAGAGGTAGAAGAAGAATCAAGAGCGGAAATGGAGCAAATATCTGCTCAATACGGTGGTCAAATACCAGAAGAACTACAATTACAGCTTCAAGAACAAATTGAGAGTCAAGTTTCAGAAAAAGTAGCTGAAATGACAGATCAAATGGTTGCAGAAGAGGCTGCTGCGTTAGAAGAATCGAATCAAGACCCTCTTGTAAACCTAAAACAACAAGAAATTAACCTTAGAGCGCAAGATATAGAGCGAAAAGCGATGGTTGATGAAGCAAATATAGGTTTAGATCAAGAAAAATTACGTCAAACAGCAAAAATAGCGCAAGATAGAATAGATTCACAAGAAGATATTGCACAATTAAGAGCAAATGTTAATCTATCTAAACAAAATGACAAAAATGTTAACCGCAACCGATAAATTACAAGAATATTTCAACGAATTAATGAATTTTTCTGAAACAGCGGTTACAAATCAAGAAGAACAGATACTTTTAGCGGGTGCAATGATGGCTGTAGCTAAAATGTTGTATCATAATAACTTAAATGAACAGGAATATAATAATATTATGGATCACAACGGAAGAGACTTGCTAAATCTTTTAAAACCGACTATACATTAAGGAGAAAACTATGAGTACAGAGTTAGTAAAAAAAGCCCTTGATAAAGCTAAAGAACTTTTATCAGAGGGTAATGTAACAAATACAGAGAAAAGTCCGAGACCTCAACTAAGAAATATTAAATCGTTGATACAAAGAAGATATGATGAATTGGATCCAGATGATAAAAAAACCGAGAATTTACGAAAAAGAGTAGACACTACTTTAGAACGCATTAAAAAAATTCTTTCACAAATGAATAAGGGTGAAGGAGTAAGAGAATTAAAAAATAAAACAAACCCAATTAAATCAAACGCAAGAGGCGGTTCAATAAGTAAATTAAAAGCAGGTGGATTTCCTGATATGAGTGGTGACGGTAAAGTTACTAAAAAAGATGTTTTAATAGGCCGCGGTGTTATTAAAAAACAAAAAGGCGGCGAAATAAATGGTTTAAAAAAAATGGGCATGAAACAAGGTGGTCTAGCAGGTAGACTGGCTCAACGTGGCTATGGAAAGGCAAGATCATGAAGTTTAAAAACGCAAAAATGACTGAAGTACCTCACAAAAATCCTTTTCCTAATAGAAAAGATGCCTCTGACGCTGCTATTGTTTACTCTCCTTTTGTTGTAAAACAAAACAAAGGAAGTGGACCACAAGGGCAGACAAGCAAGGTTCAAATTAAAAAGGTAGCTTTCAAAGGCGTAAAATAGTATAATCCCCCACTTAAACAAGGAGGTAGTATGAATCTACTGAAAGATCTCTGGTCACATATCAAAGAATGGTCAGACTGGAAAATGAAGGACTGGATCAAGGCGGCTATAGTAGCTATCGTTGTTCTCTGGATAATTAGCTGGATGACAGGCGGAGCAGCATAGTGCTTAACCTACTCGGCGGTTTACTTGGTGGTGGAAAAGGCGGAGCCTTAGCAACCATTTCAAAAGTTGTCGATGAACTTCATACGAGTGAGGAAGAAAAATTAGATAAAAAGATTCTTATGCAACGCTTACAACAAAAGCTTGCAGAAAAACAATTAGATGTTAATGCAAAGGAAGCCAGCCATCGCAGCGTATTCGTTGCTGGCTGGCGACCTGCAATAGGATGGTGCGGAGCCCTTGCCTTATTTTTTGCTTTTATATTATCTCCATGTATTGAATGGTATGCAAAATTTTCAGGTATGGACATTGTACCGCCTGCTATCGAGACTGGCCCCTTACTAGCAATTGTCACTTCAATGCTCGGAGTTGCGGGAATGAGAAGTTTTGAGAAGGCGAAAGGGATTGCTAAGTGACATACGACGAATTAGCTGGTTCAGTAAAATTATCCGAAGGCTTTAAAGATCACGTATACATGGACACCGAAGGATTCGCTACGATAGGCTGGGGCCATAAAGTTACCCCTGATGATAATTTTGAAGAAGGCAAAACTTATACAAAAGAAGAGTTACAAGAAGTATTTGATAAAGATTTAAACAATGCGATTGGTAAAGCTAGAACACTTATGGAAAACAACGGTGTTACTGATTTACCAACGACTGCACAACACACTCTAACGGAGATGGTGTTTCAACTTGGCCCTACAGGCGTGTCCAAGTTTAAAAATATGTGGAAATGCCTGCAGGACCGAGATTTTAACGGCGCGAGTCTGGAGATGTTAGATTCGAAATGGAATCGTCAAACTCCAAATCGCTGTAAAAAATTATCGGATCAAATGAAATCATGCACATAGAAAATTTATTTACCTATTTCAAAGATAAACTAAAAACTAGACAAGACGCTACAAAAGAAGCTATATGTAATAATGTAAAAGATTGGGATACTTATCGGTATTTGACTGGTAAACTTCACGGTCTTAGAGAAGCAGAACAGGAACTCCTTGACCTGCTAAGAAAAATGGAGCGAGATGATGAAGACTAAACCTAAATTAATCGTGCCAAAACACGTATGGGATGGTGCAGAGGCAGAGAAAAAGAAAAACGAATTAGAAAAAGTTCCAAAACCAGTAGGCTGGAGAATAGTTTTATTTCCTTTAAAATTAAAAAAGAAAACAAAAGGCGGTATTCATCTAACCGATGAAACAATTGATGAATCACAAATAACAACAAATATTTGTAAAGTATTAAAGACAGGTTCTTTGTGCTATACAGATAAAGAGAGATACCCTGATGGTCCTTGGTGTAAAGAGGGTGATTGGGTTATAATAACTCGCTATGCTGGATCTCGAGTAAAGATTGATGGTGGCGAGCTACGGATAGTTAACGAAGATGAAATACTGGCTGTCGTTGATGATCCAAGAGACATATTGCCAGCTAACATTTTATAAACATGGAGAACTCTATGCAAGAACAAACACAAAATGACAAAATGGTCCCGATAGATACCTCTGGTGATCCTGTCGAAGTGGAGTTAAAAGAAGACGAAAAGAAGGAAGAAAAAGTAGAGCAGCAAACTGCCGAACCTGAAGTTCAAGTTGAAGAGGTTCAACAAGAAGAACCTAAACAAGAATCAAAGGAAGAAGAGCTGGAAGAATATTCTGCTTCAGTAAAAAGACGTATTGACAAACTTACAAAAAAAATGCGTGAGGCTGAAAGAAGAGAACAAGCAGCTGTTGACTATGCAAAAAAAGTAAAAGAAGAATCTGATAAGTTAAAATCAACCAGTGTAATTCAGAATGATAGTATGCTTGTTGAAAGAGAAAAAGCTTTAGTTAATCAAAGAGAGTTTGCTAAAAGGGCACTTGAAGCAGCTATGAATGCACAAGATGTAGAAAAACAAGTTGCTGCTCAACAGGAAATAGCTCGTTTAACAATAGAAGATGAACGATTAAAGGTATCAAAAGCAAAAGCTGTTCAAAGAAAAAATCAAATAGCAGAAGCTCCAAAACAAGAGGTAGAGGAAATAATTAATAATCAGCCTCAAGATCAACAACCTAAAACGCCCGATCCAAAAGCTGTTGCGTGGGCCGAGAAGAACGAATGGTTTGGAACTGATAATGCTATGACCTACACAGCTTATGATATTCATAATCAACTTATAACAGAAGGTATTGACGCAAGAGACGATGAATACTATACTGAGATTGATCGGAGAATCCGAAAAGAGTTTCCCCATAAATTTAAAGATGGAGGGGATGTAAATCGACCGAAGCAAAAAGTTGCTGGAGTTGTAAGAAAATCGCCGTCAGGGCGCCGCACTGTGAAACTCACACCCTCACAGGTAGCTATTGCAAAAAAACTTGGTGTGCCACTTGAAGAGTACGCAAAACACGTGAAGGAGGCTTAATATGAGTACTAAAGGAATAAAAAACCTATCACGCAAACAAGAAACCCGTGAAAAGGACGCTCGACCGAGGGGATGGGTTCCTCCGTCAAATTTAGAAGCACCAGAACCACCAGATGGTTTTCACCACAGGTGGGTACGACTTGAGTATCGTGGCATGGCTGATGAAAAAAATGTAATCGGTAGACTGCGAAGTGGATATGAGTTTGTAAAAGCAGATGAGTATCCAGATAGATTGGATTTACCATCTATCGCTGACGGCAAGTACAAAGGTGTTATTGGCATCGGTGGGTTAGCTTTAATGCGTTGTCCAGTTGAAGTAAAAGAGGACCGAGATGAATATTTCCGTAATCTTACAAACGACAAGACAGCAGCTATTGAAAATGACCTGCATAAAGACGAGCATCCAAGCATGCCTATCCATCAGGAAAGGCAAAGCAGAGTAACTTTTGGAGGCAAAAAGTCTTAATGAGTAAGATTTTAGTCTCTGAATAAGTAAAAGGAGACTGATATGGCTAATATAGATGCCGCTTTCGGTTTACGTCCAATTGCTAAAGTAGGTTCGGCTCCAGGTGGGACAACTGGAACTACTAAATACTCTATTGCTGATAACCAAAGCACTGCGATCTTCACTGGCGACCCCGTTAAATATAAAAATGACGGAACAGTTGAAGTAGCTACTGCTGGTGATGCATCATGTGGAGTTTTTATGGGATGTTTTTATACAGACCCAACTACAAGCAAACCGACGTTTAAAAATTACTTCCCAGCATCGTTATCACCTGGTGATGCGATTGCTTTCGTAGCAGATGACCCTGATCAAATGTTTGTTGTACAACAAGATTCAGTTGCTTCAAGTTTATCTGGCGCGAACATCAACGAAAATGCGAATCTCATTTTCGGTTCTGGTAGTACCACTACGGGTCTATCTGGAGTAGAAATAGATTCCAGTTCAGCAACAACAACAGCGACCCTTCAGGTTAGAATCGTTGCTGGTTATGAAACTCCAAGCAATACAATTTCCACTGCAGCAGCAGGGAATAACAGTGTATTTGTCGTGAAGATTAATAACCATCAATTAGGCTCTAGCACTGGAACAGCTGGCGTATAGGAGGTTATTATGGCGATTAATAGAGCCCAATTAGCGAAAGAGCTAGAACCTGGCCTAAACGCCTTGTTCGGTATGGAGTATTCTCGTTATGAGAACGAGCATGCGGAAATTTTTGACAATGAAACAAGTGATAG